CTCTCAAGCATCGCTGGAGTAATTTGAGCTTGTGCATAAAACTGGCGCTTCTCATAAGGAGGAATGTAGTTTATACCCCCACGATATCTGTAGGTGTAATCAGGGTGATACCAGAGTCTTAGATCCTTTGAATCAGCCTGTTCTCTAGATCCAGTCCTATACTTATATCCACCACTGCCATCAGCCTGAAGGTGATAAGGCCCAAACCATACCTCGTAATCTTCTGGTCTTATCTCTACTCTTCTTCCGTCAATACCAAGAGTCTCTCTGTTGGTAGGAAGCACTGTCAGCTTTGGAGTAGGGTACTGTTTATTTGCTAAGAAGAATGAATCAGGGAACTCAAGCATAAGATCGAAAATGATCTTATCTACTAGTAGCTTAACATTCTGCTCTAAATTGTTCTCTGCGTATCTCGTTACTCCAAACTGTTTAGCTAATTCCTTGGTGTAAGTCTTTATACTCTTTAGTGCTTCAGACTTGCTGGCAAGAGAATAGAATAAAATATCTGGTAAGTAAGATTCCCAAAGCTCAAAAACATTCTCATCATTAACGACATTGAATACGCCTTGTGAGAATATCAGATTCAACAGTGTTTGAATAGATCTTTTAGTTCCTTTGCTTTTGTAAATCTCAACAGCGTTTCTTAACTGAACTCTCCACTTATCGGGATCAACCCCAATAAGTCTCCACCCAATTAGATCTGCAAGAAGTTCAAGATACTGGTCTGGGCATTTGCCAATATCATAAAGGATGGATAGTTCATTACCCTCGGTAACCCTATCTGCCATGCTAAAGGAGATAGCGTGCAAGAACTTGATCAGGGGGCCAGTTTCCTCCTCATCATCAATTAATCCTCCACCATCAATGTAATTCTTGAAGGCATCTTTTATTTTCTGATCAGAGGAATCGAGGAAATGGGGAGAGTAGACAACCTCATTAAGAGTCTTTAGCCTGTCTAGTAGCTGTGTTCCACTAGTATAAGTTGAGTTTACATCATCAGCACCAGACACATAATCTACAGGAATGATTTGGGCTGTTATACCAAAATTATCTTTATGCCTCCAAAGATACTCTTGGAAGATATTCATGCAATCCAAGAACTCAATAGATCTTCCTGACCAGAGGTTCGTGGCTATTAGCTCTGCTACTGCGTCCGATGGGTCGTACACCGAGGCAACTGGACCTTCTCTGTTTAAAAAGTAAAGCCAACCTAGATTATTAATTAAGTAAGCGTGCGTACCGCTGTTAGTTGAATCAAAGACGCCCGAAGTTCTTGAGTTGCTAACGAGGTATGGAGGACCGTCCGTTGTTGTAGGTACTGGGAATTTAGCTAGAGTCGTTTGTATATGAGTTAAGAAAGTTGCGCTAGAATCAAAATCTCGATAGTAGTTACCTAATGGGGCAAGAATATTTCTTTCAAAATCATCAGGAGTGATAATGTTGGGAACATTCTGCTTATAGAAGAACCTAGCGAACCCTTCCATCGTGTTTAGCGAAGATAGATCCCTGTCTCCCGATAAAGATGATACAGGGAGAATCGAGTAAATATTATCTGCTACTAATGTATGAGCATTAATTACTTGGTTGGTATACGAAATCTGCTTCCCAGTAAGAGCTACCTCATCGTTGAAATAAACTTCTGGTATGATCTTTCGTAAAGCATCTAGGTAATTTCTTTTATAATACTTCTGACCTGTCTCGTAGTTCTCAAAAGATCTACCAGTAGATACGACAGAAACAATCTTGCTCTTTGTTTCGCCTAGCTCGTTAATACTACTGGATTTTATAAATCTTCTTGTCATACTAATACCGTCTTGATTATGAAGTTGTTTAGTTGTATGATTTCATTGAAGTCTATGTCAATGATTGGATCCGTGTTGTCTATCGTTGCAAATCGAACATTAGGTAGTTTGAATATTTCCTTACTTAAATCGGCGGCTACAAATGGTCTTCCGAAGTCTGTATTATCTACATCGAAATAATCCACTATAACTTCAGCAACTTCTTGTTCGATCTGGCCTTTGATATCTTGGATTTCTTTATCGACACGAATGGTAATAATCAGATCTAATGTTCTGATAAGACCATCGACGACAACCACCTCATCTGTAAGCATCTTCTTCTCATTTATCTCATCAAGTAACTGCTTCTTGAAAGATATAGAAGCTTTCTGTAGCTTAGTTTGTGAGGCTCTTTCTAAAGTGTAAACATCAATAACATTGGCAGAGCTATAAGCATCTCGTACTACCGCCGTAGTCTTACCTAGAGATCCTTGCTTTGACCTAAAGGTATTACCGAATGCGATGTAATCCTCTAGCGTTACGATTCGATCTTGTCTTCTAAAGTTTAGTGGAGCATACTTCTTGGCATGTTCGGCAGTTTCAGCCTCGGCCCCACCAGTCATAGGAGTTCTATTCTCGACGGTAAATTTAAGAGTGCCAGATGGTGCTGTAGTTGCATCTAAACTGACATTAATTGTTTCCGATGGTAGGTTACCTCTACTACCTCCACCCACTCTATATGCTACAGTAAATTCAGCATTAGGTGGAGGAGCGATTCCTACGAAGTTATCACCAAAAATCAGCGTAGCAGCGTAATCATCATCATAAGATACTTGGAATATTTTATCAGATGCTCCTGACGCGGAGTACAATCGCTCAACCTGCTCATAGATCCCAGTAGCAGGATCGCCTACGCCAGCATCAATATAAACATCAACACTTCCGTCAATGATCGGAGAATCAGTTAGTGTAATTGTTTTGTTGCCTTCTGTTGAGTCGAACACACCATTCTGAGTTACTAAGGCCCCTTCAAGCAGAGCTAAGTTTGTGAATAAAGAACTGGTGGCGTTATCTGCTTCCGATCCCTCAAGAGATATACTAGCTTCGAGCGACTGGAGGTTCTGTATAACATTGTTCTCAATTTTGTAAAGCGTATAGTTTACAGGAGCACCATCTTCCTTTGAAGTTATTGCAAAAACTCTTGAAGAGGGTTGAAAGGTTATAGGGAAGTCCGATGCAGTAACGGTGTCCGTGGTTTCTAGCCTTGCTCCACCAGCAGCAGCCAAAGGCCCTCTTAAATCAATACCAATAAGCTCCAGAAGCTTCTTCAAGTTATTGCGTGTCTTAACCGTTCTGAGATAGTTCTCATTAGCAAGCATATCTGCTTTCAAGGATGAGACAGCGCCCATGTAAGAAACAAGCTCGATAAGCATCATGCCCAAATCAGACTCAGCAAAGTTCTGATAATCATTAGGATATACAGCTTTGACATACTTGATCAGATCTTGACGAATGGTATAGAAATCGTTTCCAGCATAATTAATATACTGCTGCTTCTTCCTGTCAGGGATGACAGCAAGCTTCATAAAGTCTGAATCTGTGGTTCCTGAGAATGACATTATTTGACCTCTACATTAGCCTCAAAGGTATCTAGGGATGAATCCAACAATTGCATGGTTATGGATATTTTTATAGTGTGGCCTTCCTCGTCTGGGCTCAAGACGGACATCTTCAACACCTTACCTAAAGGGAAGTACTCAGTTAATGATTGCAGAATTTCCTGACGAATCATAACAAAGGTAGTCTCATCCATAGGCTCAAATAAATACTTTCGTAGGCTGACTCCGAAGTTAGGAAGCATTACCCTCTCCCCTCTTTCTGTGAGAAGCATCTGCCTTAAGTTATTCTTAATTAAATTTATACCGTATGACTTGGCAAAGTATTTTTCTTGCCTGCCTGCCTGCAAATAGTTGCCTGTGGCTACAGTATCAACGCGAGCGGGTACAGGGTATGCTAGTCCAGATTTCTTCCTGTATTGAGACTTGACGGCTTTCTGAACGGAGATAGAAACCTCCCTGCCGTACTTATTGAATGTAGTAGTTGTAGCCATCAGATTCTAATGTTCTCGAAGAAGCCTCTCTGGGCTTTGTAATTCGTTTGAACTTCGTCAGAAGATAGGGGTCGGTTATACAACTTAACGCTTCCTACATAACCGTGGAGACCACTTTTCTTTCCTCCCCATTCCCCGCCCATGAAGTTCATGCCAATGTTAGTGCCTTCCTGATACCAGTCGGTGCCTTTAGCATCCATACCATCACTATACCCTCCT